ATCAAATAAGCTCACACAAAGCAGCTGCACTCAGTATGGACATATACTAGCCAGATATAACTAAGGGCGTTCTAAGGTGCTTTACAACGAGCCTATGGCCTGAGAGTGCATGAGGATGCCCCGAACCCTCTTGTTTTTAGTTTGTCAGGTTCAATTGCTGAGAGCTGCCAATAATTCAGATAGTTATTTATTTAATTAATTATAAAGTTTTACTTTGTGCTATTTTTTCCACAGTAAATTCTTTTATTAACTATATTATTATACCTTATATTTATTATGACCTGTTAACTAGTACGTTATAGGTAAGCAATTAACTCTATATAAATAAGGGGTTACAGGCTATAGGCATAGTATATACACCACATTTTAAGAGACAGGGGCATGTGCCACCCACCCCCCCTCCGGTGCTGTATACAACCACGGCATATTTTTAGAAAATGGCAATCGTAAACCACTCCGGCGGAATACTTAGGAAATACGTTCGTAAACATACTATATGTAGATATATTTTAAAGTAATGGCACATTGTAAAGTGTTTGTGCTTGCATTTAGTTACGCACTTAGGTATATAGTACTAGACCAATTAGTTTTTATATTAGGGATACTAAATGGTAGAAGAATATACTCCAGATGCTAATTTATTTGAAGAGGGAATACCTCTCTTTATAGACCACGACTTGGACATTGCCTCTAATGGCACACTTCAAATAAAGTCTTTGATCACAGCAGGTGATCTTGATGAGACAATTATAACTAAGCCTTTCTATGAAATTACGGACTACGTCTTAGAATGTGCTGATAGTGACGACATAAGTTATACTGACTTATATTCCATTGCTAATGAATTAACTTCAGAGAGTAATAGGATTAGGGACTTGGCTCAGAATATTGAGGATAGTTCGTCTAGCGTAGCGGGTCTGTTTGATTCCGTGTACGATTCAGAATAATTTATTTGGCTGGACTAAGGACGATCCTGTTGAGGGTGACTCTAAGATATGTTCCAAGTGCGGAACAGACAAGCCACTAAAAGCATACAGCTTTCATTCTGGGGGTAGCTATCTTAGGACTGAATGCAAGAGTTGTACTAACCACATGTCCCGCATTCGTAAGGATATTAAGGACAGGCACGGGATGCCTCCTGAAGACTATTGCTGCCCTATATGCCTAAAGTCATCCAAAGAAGTAGCTGGGTCTGGTGGTAAGTCTGCTGGATCCTGGGTTGTTGATCATTGTCATACTACTAATAAATTTAGGGGATGGCTGTGTCACAAGTGTAATAGAAGCTTGGGTGGCTTTGCGGATGATATATCTATGATGAAAAGGGCTATAGGCTATCTCACTAATTCTAGGGAATCCTAGTCATAGCATAGCGGGTATACCCTTTATCTATCTACTTCTAATAACACTTAGTTGGTATAATGAATACATACTCAACTAAGGATATAAGTATGTTAACTAAAATAATTGCAGTACTAACTTACCTCATTTCAGGAGAAGGTTCGATAGTTCGTAGAATACAAGAAAGTCAAACACGAAGAGTGTCTTACTGGCAGCTGAAGAATATGACAGACAAGGACCTGAGAGACATAGGTCTAAACAGGGCTGACATATACAAAGTAGCTTATGGGGGAAGGGGTCGGGAGTAAGTTACTACTAGTATCTTATATAGTAGACCGCTCAACCGACAATTCATTATACAAACAAATTGACTATCTGTCAATACTAATTGTTATTGTAATTGCTTAATTAGGCACTTGACCAGACACCATATAAAATGTTACAATGAAGGGGTTAGTCAGAGATGAGTTTTAATCTATACTACATACGCGCAGCCATACAGCAGCGAACAGGTCAAGTTCTAAAGTTTGAACGTATCCGCCAATTATTACTTGAAGAAGGTTTAATATCTCAGCGAGAGCTAGATGCCAATCCCTTATCAAAAGAATTTGGTGGCTATGGTAGATACTTTTTTACTGAGGATTGTTCCGTAGATATTCCGCATAACCCCAAAAGATTTATACCTGTACAAGAAATTCTAGAGGATGGTTTTGACGAAGATTAAATTAGGGGTAGTAACATCGCAAAGACAAAGTCTGAAAAGATAGCAGCCGGTAAGAAGAGACACGGCTTTACCCAAGTAAACAAACCTCGCAGAGGTGGCCCTAAGAAGTTCGAAGTTCTTGCGGTTGAGGGTGACACAGTTAAGTACATCGCCTTTGGGGATCCTAATATGGAAATTCGAAAAGATAATCCCGCAGCACGTAAGTCTTTCAGAGCAAGGCATAAGTGCGACACAGCAACATCAAAATTAACGGCCCGTTATTGGTCATGTAAAAAATGGTAAGGAGAATATTATGCCAAATGTAGGTGGTAAGAAATTTAGTTACGACGCTAAAGGTAAGGCAGCAGCTAAGGCTGAAGCTAAGAAGACTGGAAAGCCTATGACCAAGAAGGCTGGTTATATGAAGGGTGGCATGGCTGCTAAAAAGAAAATGGCTAAAGGCGGCATGGCTGCTAAGAAAAAGAAGTAGCTTATATGTCCTTAGTTAAAAACATGAATGCCCGTAAAAAGGCTGGAACTTCTCGCTCCAAAAAGAAAAGTACCGTAAGCGCCAAGGCGTATAAGGATATGAAAGCTGGTTGGCCCAAGAAGAAAAAGGCTAAGAAATAATGTCTGATGAAAAAGTACTCACCGAAAAGCAAAATGCTTTTTTAGAAGCTTTATTGCTAAAGGAGACTAGGGGTAGCATCCGCAAGGCTATGGACTTAGCTGGGTATGCTAAAACCACTTCTATAAGTTCTATGGTTGAGTCCCTTGGCCCAGAAATCCATGAAAGAGCTAATAAGATACTCCAATTGAATGCACCAAAAGCTGCTTGGGGTATGGTTGAAGTCTTGGATGATCCAAGTGCAATGGGAGCTAGAAATTCTATAGCTGCGGCTGCACAGATCATGGATCGTACTGGTCTAATTAAAAAGGACCAACTTGAAGTCAAAAATACAGGCGGTGTTATGTTTATTCTACCACCAAAAAATGACGATTGAGTATCTGGTTAAATAAATCCAGGGCTAACAAGACTGCAAAGATACCATATGCGTACAAGCAGTCTGAAGATGATCCGTTAGTACTTGTTGCTGATCAAGTAAAAGCTTCTCTTGTAGAGGATGCTATGGATTACCTTGAAGAAGGTAACAGCACTCGCAAGACGGCTGAGTGGCTTACGTCAAAAACAGGTGATAAAATTAGCCACCAAGGCTTAATTCACATATGGAAAGCCCGTAGGGGCAAAGATAGTGACACTCCTTCAAAACGCATAAAGGAACTTGCTAAGACTAATCGCAAGAAAAAACCTAAGACTGCTGCTGGAAAGAAGTTAAGTGCAGCCAAGAGAAAGCAGACAGACGCAAAGCGTTTACTTACTGTAGCTAAGAAAAAATTAACTGCCTTAGAAGCACCAAAAGATGCTAATACTTCTAACTTAGATTTCTCAATAGTTGAGAGCCAAAAGCAGAAGAAGGAAGTAGTATTTTCGCCTAATCCTGGACCCCAGACAGAGTTCCTTGCAGCGTCTGAGCAGGAGGTACTATATGGCGGCGCAGCAGGTGGAGGTAAATCATTTGGATTGTTAGCTGACCCTATGAGATACTTTAGTAACCCTAATTTTAATGGGTTAATTCTCCGTAGATCTAATGACGAACTTAGAGAATTAATATGGAAATCACAAGAACTTTATCCCAAGGCATTTGCAGGTGCAAAGTGGGGAGAGAAGAAATCTCAATGGACTTTTCCTTCTGGTGCTAGACTTTGGTTAACCTATCTTGAAAATGATAGAGATGTACTGCGTTATCAAGGTCAGGCTTTCAGTTACATAGCCTTCGATGAGTTGACCCAGTATGCCACACCCTTCGCGTTTTCCTACATGAGGAGCCGCTTGAGAACAACTGATCCTACTCTTCCTATCTTCATTCGTGCCACAACAAACCCCGGCTCAGTCGGACATAGTTGGGTTAAGCGGATGTTTATTGACCCCGCCCCAGCGAATACAAAGTTTGTGGCTAAGGATTTAGAAACAGGCGAAGACTTAGTCTACCCACCCAGCCACGAGAAGGCTGGAGAGCCTCTGTTTTACCGGCGTTTTATACCAGCCAGCCTCAAAGACAATCCGTATTTAATGGAAGGCGGTCAGTACGAGGCTAATTTGCTCTCTCTTCCTGAGATGCAGAGAAGACAACTCTTAGACGGTGATTGGGCAATTGCAGATGGCGCAGCATTTTCAGAATTTAGACAAAATAAACACGTTATTGAACCGTTTGCTATACCACACGATTGGCGTAGGTTCCGTTCATGTGATTATGGATACAGTTCTTATAGTGCTGTTCACTGGTTCGCGATTGATCCAAATTTTAACACCCTAATTAATTATCGAGAGCTATACGTTAGCAAACACACCGGCAGGGATCTTGCCAAGGCAGTTCTAGAGGCTGAGGGTGATGATAAAATTGATTATGGGGTCTTAGATTCCAGTTGTTGGCACAACAGAGGACAACTTGGTCCAAGTATTGCAGAAGAAATGATTTCACAAGGAACTAGATGGCGTCCGAGTGACCGTACCAACGGCGCACGGGTAGCAGGAAAGAACAGATTTCACGAAGTACTCAAGATTGACCCTGAAACAGGAATTCCAGGCATACAGTTTTTTAACACATGCCGACAAATTATTGCAGATTTACCAGTTATACCTGCCGACCCTAAAGGCTCAGACGACATAGACCCTCGCTATGCAAGTGATCACGCATACGACAGCGTCAGATATGCAGTTATGAGCCGACCACGAGCCTACTCCCCCTTTGATATGGGCCACGGCGTACCTCAACAAGTCTGGCGACCTTCAGACACAACCTTTGGATACTAAATATGGCCTTGATGGATAAACCACTACCAGATGATGTAACAGATTCTGATGTTTCAATACCACTAACTGAAGATGGAGATGTCGAGCAGGAAAATCAAAGCTATTCTGGCGCAGTTTCCTTTGTAAAAACTCAATTTAGACGCTCAAAAGATGCTCGTTTAACAGACGAAGAGCGTTGGTTGGATGCTTATCGTAATTACAGGGGCATATATTCCAGCGAGGTGCAGTTTACTGACACTGAAAAGTCAAAAGCCTTCATAAAAATTACTAAAACCAAGGTTTTAGCGGCCTATGCTCAAGTAGTTGACGTATTATTTGCTGGAAGTAAGTTTCCAATAGGTATTGAGGCCAGACAATTCCCAAGTAATGTTGCTGACGCCGTTTCTTTTGATCCAAATGCACTTACAGAAGAAAATATCAAAGAAAAGACCGGTGTAGACTACAAACCCAAGCGTTCTATTGCCAGACCAGACATTGCTAGAGACTTGGGGATGTTTCAAGATGATTTAGTGGCTGTTGAAGACCAACTAGAGCTAGGTGTAGGTAAAAATGCGGGTTCAGTCACCTTTGAACCTGCAAAACGTGCTGCCATGAAGATGGAAAAACAGATGCACGACCAATTAGACGAAACGGATGCACCAAAACACCTTAGATCAATAGCTTTTGAGTGCTGTCTCTTCGGAACAGGTGTATTTAAGGGTCCATTTGCCCAAGATAAGGAATATCCACGCTGGGATAGCGAAGGAAACTACGATCCACTCTTCGAAACCATTCCAAAGATGGAATATGTAAGTATTTGGGACTTTTATCCTGATCCAGACGCCAGAAATATGTCTGAATCTGAATTTTCTATACAAAGACATCGACTAAATCGCTCACAACTCAGAAATTTAAAGAAAAGACCTCATTTTAGGTCAGAAAGCATAGAATTAGCCTTAGAATACGGTGCTGACTACCAAAGAGAGTACTGGGAGGACAGTTTAGAGGACGATTCTGTGTCTAATGACATGGAAAGGTACGAAGTTCTTGAGTATTGGGGCGTTTTAGACGCTGATTTAGCAGAACAGGCTGATATTAAAATACCTAAGAAATTAGCTAAACAAGACGAAATACAGGTCAATATATGGGTCTGTAACGGTCAAATCCTTAGATTAGTGCTAAATCCCTTCACTCCAAGCCGTATTCCATACCTTGCAGTGCCGTATGAGTTAAATCCATACTCTTTCTTTGGTATTGGCGTGGCTGAGAACATGATAGACACTCAGTTACTTATGAATGGCTTTATGCGCATGGCTGTGGATAATGGGGCGCTATCTGGCAATCTATTAATTGAAATTGACGAAACTAATCTAGTCCCAGGTCAGGACATGTCAGTTTATCCTGGAAAAGTGTTTAGACGACAGGCAGGTCAAATTGGTGCTGCCATACACGGCACAAAGTTTCCTAATGTCAGCCAAGAGCTACTTATGATGTTTGATAAGAGCCGACAACTTGCAGACGAGGCAACAGGCATACCTTCTTATAGCCACGGCTCAGGTGCTGTTGGTGGAGTAGGGCGTACAGCTTCAGGTATGTCTATGCTTATGGGTGCTGCTGCACAAAATATCAAAGCAGTGGTTCGTAACATCGACGACTACTTATTATCACCACTTGGTAAAAGTTTGTTTGCATTTAATATGCAGTTCAACTTTGACAAAGAATTTATTGGTGACTTAGACGTAAAAGCGCGTGGCACAGAAAGCCTTATGCGTAATGAAGTGCGTAGCCAACGACTGCTACAGTTTATGCAGATGACCGGTAATCCACAAATGGCTCCGTTTGTTAAGTATGATTATATCTTACGCGAGTTAGCCTCTTCAATGGACTTGGATGAAGATAAAATCCTAAACGATCCAAGAGAAGCAGCTATACAGCAAAAAATGATGGCAGAGATACAGGCTTTAATGCCTGAGCAACCTGCACCACCTCCACAGGCTGGTCCACAAGGCGCACCAAGTCCTCAAGATCCAACAGGCAATGGTGGTGGTAATATAGCTCCTGGACAGGCTCCTGAGCCAAATGCAGCAGGGTTTACTGGGTCAGGTGGTGGAGACAATGGAGGTAATCCACCCGCACCACCACAAGGCGCTCCTGTATGAACCAAGAAGACTATAGGAGCTTACTCCTACTCGTAAACGACAGAGATCGCTACGCCTTACTTAAAGAATATGCGGAAAAGAGAATTAACACACTATTGTTTCTCGTTAGTACGGACAACGACATGGATCGTGTGAAAAGAAATCAAGGTGCAATTGCGGAGCTTCGTAAATTTGCAACTCTTAGAGAAGAAGTCATAAAGGGTGCTAAGTAATGGGTAAATTTTCTGACATATTTGCACCAAAAGATTTTTCGGGTCCAGACACTGAAACTCCAGAGACTTTTCAAGGTGGTACTAATGAAGAGTGGCAAGAATACGCATCAAGCCTTGCTGTTGATGTACCAGAAATTACTTGGAAAGGCTTGGGTAATGTAGCCTTAGATTTCACACCTGTCATTGGAGATATTAAAGGCGGCTATGAAACCGTTAAGATGATTGGTGAGGAACTTGAAAAAGAAAACCCTAATTATTATCTCATAGGAGCTATGGGCGGATTAGGGGCAGTTGCCACTATAATAGGACTTGTTCCTGGAGCAGGTGACGCCGCACAAAAGGCTATTATGTCTGGCACTAGGATGATGGCAGATAGAACTGGTCAACTTGCTGGAGAAATCACAGGTACGGCAAGAGCTATTAGAGATGGTGATTTAGAATTTATACTTGCTAGAGGTAAGCCAGAAAATAGCCAAGGACTAGGTGCTGACGTTGTTAAGAAACCAACTAAAGTACAATTAGATCCAGTAAGAGAAACTAGTTCTAAAGGATTTTATAAAAATAAGGCTCCTAACTATGTCACTGACATGGAAGTAGATGTAGAAGATCAAGGTCTACTAGTTCCTGAAAAAGATTTAAAAATAGATGATTTAGAAGGTACAGATTTAATACCTCTTATTGCAGATAGAACTGATGCAGGTAAAAATCTAAAAGGTGTTAAAGGTGGTGCAAAAGACTATGAGTTTGCAAACCCTATAGATTTACAAGGCGGCGGTGGTTTTATGCGCTACAGAGACACTGGCGCATTTGCATCCATGCCTAGTGTCATGGGTGATCAAGCTAAATTAGCAAAAAAAGTTGCTGATGAAGGCGGAGATCCAAGGCTTGTACATATGTCCATGTCACCCGAAGGTGGTGATTTTAGTACCATGATGAGTGACACAGTCATGGAAATGATGGATCAGTCTGATATATCACAAAAAAATATTAGTGCTTTTGATGATTGGGTGCGTAGTAATGTTGATGCAGATTTCCCAGGAATTAGAAGTGAAAATGCAAAAGAATATTTGGCTAAAAAAGTTCCTGGAACACGTAGACAACTGCTCTGGAAAAAATTAGACGGGCCTGAATTTGCTGACATGGGATTTCCCGTAATGGGTGACGCCAGAGTTAGTATTACAAACCCCAAATTACTAACAACCCCCAACATGCAGGGGTCTTCTGTTACAAAAGTTGATACTTCTGGCAATCTTATTACTGGTCCTGTTCGCAATCATAATACTTATACCTCTCAAGTTGGTCCTACTGGAGCAGATGGATATCTTGGAGAATTAGATAACGTACCTTATGAAATATTGATGAGAGATTTTTTTCAACAGCGTAGAGATGCTGGGACTTTAGCGGGTTCGGATCAGAGATCACTACAAATGAATAGTACATTTAGTCAGCCGGTGGACTCACAGATGGTTGAAGAAGTTAATCGTTATTTAGAAATACAAGATCTAGCAGAGCGTGATGCATATAAAAAGAGCTTACCCGAACAAAGAAATAATACGCAGACTTATAGTATAGGCAAACAGACTGAAGAAATTTTTAGTGATCCATTACAAATAGGTAAAAGTAAAGCATCTGAAGGTGGTGCATTGCTTAAAAATTATACATCAGAAGATACACAAATGCTTTCTCAATTATCTGACAATGCTAGTGCAGGAAC